TCGGTCGTCGTGGTGAATCTGGTGGAGATCGAATGATTCTCCCCGACGACGTAACGCAAGAAGATATCGACAACGCTATATCTTTCATCAAAAATGGGGACGAATGTCCCTGCAAAGAATCCGAGGAAAAGGAATTGCTAATCAGGCTGTTCAAAATATGTGGGGGCGACCCTCAAGAACATGGGACTAATCCTCATATGATGTTCGGATTTATCCGGGCTGAGATTGTGCGGATTTGTGAGCAGGTGACGGCATGAAGATTTGTTTTTACATGTACGCCGACGGGATCTGCGGGAGGTTCGAGGAGTTCCACAAGAACACCACGCACGTACACGAATTTACTTCGGAGGTTGACATGGTACTCACGGCATCCCTCCTCGACCAGGTAGCCCCGGAGGAACCATCCAATGCCAGGTAGCCCAAACAACAGCTTCTCCGCTCCGGCGGTTCATGGGAACAGGGGCAAAAAAGCTTATCGGCCAATCGGCGTGAAGTCGCCGAGAGAAGCGAGGGCTTATCGAGAGCGGAAGCTCGCCAAAGGGGTCGAGCCCGTCGGCCTCTGCCGTCATTGTGGACACTCGCAGGCTCCGCACTTCACGGTCGACGGCGTGAAGATCTGTGCTATGTGCCACGCTGCTGTTCAGGACGGGACGGCACGAAACTATCTATGCGAATTCGAGGAGGACGAAAAGTAATGGCAACTCCATTCGATGATATGGATCCGGCTGAATTTGCGATCCTAGCTCCGGGAACTTTGATCCGTCCCGGAACGATTATGGAGTACAAAGGGAGGCAGCACATTCTTAACGAGGGGCTAGCCGTCAAGGGCGAAAACACCGTCGTTGAAATGACGCTGAAAATCCTGAAGATGAAGGCTGCTCTCGAGCGCATCTCTAAGGACTCAAACGAACAAGAATTCAGGAACGTAGCTTTGGAGGCGTTGGTATGACGGAAGCATGGTACGAGGGACCGCTGGTCGGATTCGACCTAGAAACAACGGGAGTCGACCCGTTCTCCGATCACATAATTCAAATCGGGATCGACTTCTCGACTGTCCGTGACGGTGTGCAGGGCTTCGAGCGACTTGTCAATCCGGGAGTCCCGATCACCAACTCGGATATCCACGGCATCACCGACGAAATGGTCGCCGGAGCGATGCCGGAGGAACGCGGGATTACCGAACTTGCGATGTACCTCCGGGAGATAGTGGAAGCCAAGACCCCGATAGTGATTTTCAACGCTCAATTCGACTGGACTTTCCTCCGCTCAAAAATGGAACAATTCGGCCTCGATTGGGATCTCGACGACGCTCGTATCATCGACCCGCTTGTCTGCGATCGGCACTTCGATAAATACCGCAAGGGTCGAGGCATGAGGAAGCAGGGGAAAGTCGCCGGGATCTACGGGCTTCCGGAGAACCTGGAGGCACACACAGCCCGAGCGGACGCTGCGGAGTGCGTAGCGATAGCCCGGGCGATGGCACGTAAGTACCCGGCGATGCAGACCGGCTCGGGTATGGATCAAGAACTCTGGGCGAGACGCCAGCAGTTCGAGCTCCAGCGGTACTTTGACGGCTCCGGTCGTAAGGACGAGGCGACCGGGGAGCGAATCGTTATCGAAACGGGCTGGCCTCTGCGGGATCACGAGGGTTGGAAATGAAACGAAGTAGATACAAACACCCCGTCGATCGCTGGCATGGCTGGAAGCTCCTAGCGTTCTGGATACCGGCACTCACCCTGATCGTCTCGGCGTACGTGGGGTTCTTCGTATGGCTCACCTAACACGGATCGCAAACAAGAACCATCAATGCACCCTCTGCGAGCGAATGATCCCGTCTGGCGAGGAGTACGTCTGGCAACAACTGAAACCGTGGGATCACCCAGATAACGACGGGTATTTCGTTCTAAAGGCGCACAGATACCCGTGTTACGAAGCGCTCCTCGACTCGGCAGACGAGGACGGATGGCAATTAATGCCAGGGTACAACGAATTTGTCGATATGCTCGACGAACGAGATGCAGCGGTCGTCCGGACATTTACCGAGTGGGCTCCCAAATGAGCAGCTACACTCCTCAGATGGAAAAAATCTGCTGCGAAGGCGAGGGCGAGCAGCCCAGACATACCCGCACTCGGTCGTTCTGCCCGGTCTGTCACCGCCCTGTGGAATACAAGGTGATCCAGTTCTACTCCGAGCGGGATCGGAAGAACGTCGAAATGCAGATGGTCAAACGCCACCGCTCCGACGGCATCAAGTCCTGCACTAGGCTCGGGATACCGAACAAGAAAGTTACTACGCAATAATGTAGGATTAGGGGAGCGCACGTTGACGTTTTGTCACCTCGACTTGCTGGCGAAACTCCTCAACCGGCCGGATTGGGGAGTTTTGTTTTATGGCAACAGAAAAAACGATCACTAAAAACATTCAGGCGTGGCTAAAATCACAGCCGAACGTCTGGCACTTCAAAGTTCACGGCGGACCATTCCAAACAGCAGGGATACCCGACCTGATCGTCTGCGCTAACTCTCGACTTGTCGGCATCGAAGTCAAACAGCCCGGCAAGAAACCAACCCCGCTACAGTCCTCGACGATCAGGCAGATCCACGCATCAGGCGGGATCGCTGCGGTTGTGACGTCGCTCGACGAGGTCAAGACGATAATCGAACCGCTGCTGTAAACTCTAGGAACTACCAGCAAATCACTCGGGGGTGATGAAATGAAGTACCGCAAGAAGCCAGTCGTGATCGAGGCTATCCAGTGGGAAGGTAATGTCTCACAGGAACTTAGTAACTGGGTTCAGGCTTACCGAAAAGAACATGGGTCAAAATATCTCCCGGAGTCGGATTGGATTCGCCTCGACGGGCAGAATCTAATTATCCTGACTCTTGACCGTGAACACACAACTCAAGTTGGCGACTGGATCATCCGAGGCATTCAGGGCGAACTCTACCCTTGCAAGCCTGATATCTTCGACGCTACATACGAAGCGGTCTAGCATGGAAATCCTAACCGTTCCGACCGGCGAGCTCTCGCCGTATGCCAACAACGCTCGCACTCATTCAGAGCAACAGGTCCGACAGATAGCAGCGTCGATCCAGGAGTTTGGTTTCACCAACCCGATCCTCACCCATAACGGCACAGTCGTCGCAGGACACGGACGACTCGAAGCTGCGATCCTGCTCGATCTCACCGAAGTTCCGACGATCGATCTAAGCCATCTGTCCGACGCTCAGATGCGAGCCTATGTGATCGCCGACAACCGGCTCGCCGAGCAGTCAGAATGGGACACGAGCGTCCTCGAATTAGAGATAGACGAGCTTCAGGATATGGACGTTGACCTCACCCCGTTCGGTATCGACGACGTTTTCTTCGAGGAGTTATCAATCAGGGACTTCGACAACACTCCGTCCGATGGACTGACCGACCCGGACGACGTACCGGAGCCTCCAGCCGAAGCGATCACGCAGCCGGGCGACTTGTGGCTGTTGGGTGCGTATTACGAGTGTGACGATTGCCATAAGCGATACGAGTACGACGAAGGGCTGAAGATGGAGTCGTGCCCCTGTGGGTAATTTGACACTGAAATCCGATCACCGTCTACTCTGTGGGGATAGTACGGACGCTGAATCAGTGGCGTACTTGATGGACGGAGCAAAGGCGGACATATGCTTTACGTCGCCGCCTTACGCACTAGGGAAGTCCGTCTCTCTATCTGGTAATAAGGCAATGTCGGAAAAGAAGAATGCTTACGACCAATATGATGACACTCCTGAAAATTGGGCTGAGTTGATGGATGGATGGTGGAACGCTAGTCAGTCAGTGGTTAGCGATGCGTGGGTCGTGAATTTGCAATTACTCGCAGGGAATAAACAGAATATGTTCAAGTGGGTAAGTGAACGGTCTGAAAGGCTTGTGGATGTGGCGGTGTGGAATAAACAAAGGTCACAGCCAGCCATGGCAGAAAGCGTAATGAACTCGGAATATGAGTGGTTAGTGATAATGGGGATGGATAACGCCACTCGGAGCGTCCCTTTGTCATCGTGGCGCGGAACTGTATCGAACGTGTATACAGCCCCGCCAAACAATTCAAACGAATCGTCAAAGATACACGCAGCAGCAATGCCCATTCATCTTCCGTTGTGGGTAATGCAAACGCTATGTGATAAGTCGAAGTCTGTATATGAACCATTCGCAGGGACTGGCACGACGATCATTGCCGCCGAACGAACAGGGCGACGGTGTTTTGGTATCGAACTCGACCCAATTTACTGCGACGTATCAGTCCGCAGATACGAGGAACACACTGGCAAGAAGGCGGTCAGAATCAGTGGGTAACTTACAACTCAAATCCGACCACCGCTTGCTGTGCGGCGACTCTACGGACGCTGAGAGCGTGGCGTACTTGATGGGCGGTGCGAAGGCAGACATGGTGTTCACTGATCCGCCTTATGGGATTGGGTTTACAAGTGAGGCTGGCGGGGAGATTCAAAACGACGCCCTTAGTGATGACTCTATGGCAAGTTTCAACCAAGCGTGGCAGAGTGTCGCGTACACAGCAAGCGCAGTAGATTGTTTTTTACTGGCGTGGCAAAGCCCTCGGAAGTTCCACCTGTTGAGTTTTGATGGTGAATGGGAGTTCTTCAGACTGGTTTCGATGTATAAATCGAACCGTATTTCCTACCCTCACGGTGCATGGATAAACAAAACAGAACCATGCCTTATTTTTACGAAAGGGAAACCAAAGCCCTCGACTGAGAATTATTTAGACGATTGCTATATTTATACTCACGACAAAGAGAGCCACGAGGATAGCAACGTAGGACACCCGACTCCTAAGCCTGTGAAAATGGTTGTGGAGCATGTGACAGCCTGCACAAAAAAGTCTGACGTTGTACTCGACCTGTTCCTCGGCTCAGGCTCGACACTCATCGCAGCAGAGCGCACCGGCAGGAAATGCTACGGCTTAGAACTCGACCCGATCTACTGCGACGTGATCGTAAACAGGTACATCAATTATGTTGGCTCTAGTGATGGTGTAATGCTATCATCAGGAGATGAAACACTTACATTCGAAGAAGTGCAGCAAGTGCGAAAAGGTTCTTCCGCTTGACCGATTCCACCGCACAACACGGACTAATGGATACTCTTCCGCTTGCAAAGATTGCCACGGAATCAAAGCGCAAAAATGTAGGCGATGCGATACATCGTTCATTGCTAAACAGCGACCGTATTGCTCATCAGAATGCAGAAGGGCAGACCGTCCTCAGACGTTCAAGGATTGTGCCAGTTGCGGTAAACGATTCGGACCTCTTGCGTACCTATCTGCTCAGTTCTGCTCGTACAGATGCAAGGTTGTGGCTCAATCAACAGGCATCAAGAAGCGATGGGTCGGAACAAAAGAAGCGACAAGAGCGCAAAGGCGAGTCGCATATGCTATCCAAACAGGGCGAATGGTCAGGCCATCTGTCTGCGAAGAATGCGGGAAATCGGCAAGGATTGAAGCGGCACACTACAACTACGCAGAGCCGCTCAGAGTCAGATGGCTTTGTAAGGGTTGTCATTCCCGATGGGACAAACAAGACCCAAAGGGTGGAGCAATGAGGGCTACCCTCCAATCCGATACCATAAAGAATAAGAAGGTATCGAAATCATGACTATGGCAGTATCCAAAGATCCCGACAAATGGGAACGTATGCCCTCCGAAGGCTCGAAGCCGTGGGCAGCGTTCAACGTCTATTTGCAACTCGGGCCAGACCGGACGGTCGACCAGACGTGGCGGATCGTTGCAGGTGAGCCGCTGGAGAGTGTGCGCCGAGCGACGGGGCGTTACCAGACGTGGGCAGCGAAGTGGGGATGGCTAGCACGAGCACTGGCATGGGACGAATATCTAGCCAGCCAAGCTCGTCAAGCGATGATCCAAACCGCCGAGGAGAACGCTCGGATCCGGGTGCGGAATCTTACACAGATGATGAATCAGGCAATGGTGATTATCCAACGTGCTGACCTGAAATCACTCAGCAATACCGAAGCCCGAAAGCTATTGCCACAGGCGTCCCGTGCGCTAGAAATAGGCGCT